CGGCTACGTTGTAGCCTGGAAGTTGTTCGGCTAATGGAGTGCGGCCTTCGTTGAAGGCCAGTTGCTTGGCCTGTTTCAGTAGGTCAAGCTTGTACGCTTCAATCTCCGGGGCTTCCCGGACAATTTGTTGTTGTGTTGTGGTTTCTGCCATGATCAGCCTTTTACCATTCCGCCTTTTTCAAGCGATTTCATGAGTTTGTACATCCGTGCAGCACCTTTGCGGCGACTTCCGTCTCCAGCATTGCGCACGGCCCTGGCGGTAAATACAAACTCACCGTCTGACAGCATGGCAGGAATATCATCCGAAGTCCCTGTTCCTGGGCCATTGATCGGACCTGACTTACGAGGAAACTCTGTGATTGAGCCTCCATCGGCCGCCCTTACCGGCCGCATCCGACGACGACCATAGTTGGGGGAATACTGCGCCTGCATGATCCCGGTAGGGGCAACCACTCCTGGAGAAGCAGTGCCTTGATTACCTGCATAGATGGTTGCGCGATAAGGGTCATACCGTTGTTGTATTAAGGAAACTGGTGGAGGCGGCTGATAGTTTGCATTGTCGGTAGGCATTCTCTCTAAATCGGCGGGCATAGGAGGCGGAGCACCTACAAATTTGCTCAATGCTTGGCGGCCTTCTTCTCCCATTATCCTTGCTGGTTCTTTTATCCCTCGGACAGCTCTAGCTAGATACCCACCAGATACCATGTACACCGGTTCTGCGGTAACCATGCCCCCTTTGGCTGCCATGACAGGCTCTGCGGTGCCAATAAATGGAGAGTAATATTGTTGAAGAGCCCGCATCCGACGGCGGCCATAGTTAGGAGAGTACTGCGCCTGCATGCTTCCCGTGGGTGTGACTACGCCTGGGGCAGGACCTTGGCCGACTGCATAGTTGGTTGGACGATAGGGGTCATATGCGCCAGCGCCTTGGGACTGATAGTTGTACAAGCTACCAGAGAACAACTGGGGGTTGTCTCGCATGTATTCCGTTCCTGTGTAAGCAGGGTCATATATAGGCGTGTCATCTGAGGGAGGCGCTTCAAATCCACCAGCTAAATACGTCGCACCCAAACCGGCTGCGGCCAGGGGGAGGTACTTACTGATAAAGCCCGGAGAATTACTATCGTAGGCAGCCTTATATGCAGCATCTGCTCCCCTTTGAGTCGGCTTAGGAGAACTTGCCATGTAATCGGCCTCCGCTTGGTCTGCCTTCAAGAGCGCATTCTGCTCCGCTTGCTGCATGCTTGGGCGGCTTGGGGAAAGATACTCGTCATACCCACCAACCACCGCATCAGAAGCCCTGTTATATAAGCCCTTAGCACCCTCAGTGAAGCTTTCAAAAGCAGTAGGCTTCGTAACGTATGACTCAATTTGCTGTGGCGTGAGTCGAGGTTGATCAACCGAAGCGTCTTGCATACTAATGGCGGTTTGTTGACCTGAGCCTCCCGCAGAAGTTCCGAACTGTGCGGAAGCATCGTTCATTGCAGAAGGTGCAGGTGACGTCTGAACTCCCGAATCAGTCCCAAAACGTCCGGGTTGATCGTAAGAAACTGGGGGAGAAGGCTTTACAGAAACTGTTCCGCTGTCGCTATATACACGCTCGTTAAACGGGACGGGCTTATATACGGGAGCCCCGTTTGAATCAAATGTTACATAATTTGGCCTGCCATTGATGTTTTCAATCCTCGGCTGAGAGGCATTTACCCCCTGTATGGTCGCCGTACTTGTCGGAGCCACTACTGGAGTAGTTTCAGCTGAAAGAAAACTGTTGGTAGCGCCAAGAGGAGCAGTACCCAATGAGTAGTCAGTGGGAGGAGTATTCATCAAATACTGTGACTGCGTGGACAACCTTGGGGTATAGCCAGGCTGTTCCATGACTGCATTGGCTTGTGCCTGCGAGACCATGAAGTTGTCAACCGGTTCTTTGTAGTATGGAGAGTATTTATCTACAGTGGACGAAGGAAGATTGTCAACGGGTGCTTTGTAGTATGGAGAGTATTTATCTACAGTGGACGGAGGAAGGTTGCTGGTGGCATCACCGACAGGGTTAACAGGATTAATACTCAGGTTATCGTCTAGAGAAATTGGGCCCATCTGCTCGAGCCTTGCTTGTTCGGCGGGGCTATAGCCTAAATCAACAGGTTTTCCGCCCGGTATGTATCCCTTTTGCTGGCCATAGCCAACACCTGCGGCCGTTACGCCACCAATTGCGCCTGCTTTTAGGGAGTCTTGCAAAGACATACCCGATGCCAAACCAAAGCCTGTTCCCAACGCTGCGCCCGTGAAGCCTTGATTCAAGACGCTACCTGCCGCACCAGGCATGTAGCCGCTAATAGATGGAGCGATTGTTCCGCCGATGTAGCCCATGGCCGCACCTTTGAGCACGTCTTGTAGGCTTCCACCGCTTAGTGCGGACAGGCCGCCACCGACAAGGGCTGCTGTGCCGGCGGTGCCAATACCATAGCCTGCCGCAAGTGGACCCAAATACATGGTCAATCCAATGCTCAAAGCAATTCTTCCAATCGGACTACTGGCGACTGATTTAACAGCGTCGCCTACGCCCTTTGCCACGCCCTTGACTCCATTCCACGCATCATTTAACCAGCCGTATTCTCTTAATCCTGTGTAAGGGTTAATCGTTCCAAGGCCGCCTGCTCTACGCAGCATTTCGGCTTCTTGTGGGTTGATGTGGGCAAGGATGGTGTCTCGTCCACGGCCCCGGGCTTGCAGTGCTTTGGCAGCGTCTGCCAAGCCCCCGCTCTTCATTGCCATGGGTTCTTGTGGTCCGGGGCCCATGGCCTCTGGAGAAACATTCTGTACCTGTTGAATGCGTTGCTCATTTAGCGCCGCCAACATGGTGGAAACAAATGACTGATCAAACTCAGGCGGGAAGTCGCCTTCCTCAATCGCACCCGCTTCAATGCCAGCACGGATTACTTCCTTGTACTGGTCAGGGTACTGCAACATGTATTCAAGCAGCGTGACGAACGATTCAATCTCGCTGGATTTGAGGTTGAGTTCGGACAGCTTAGAGCCAATGGCAGCCTTGTACTCGCCAAAGGCCTGCGGATTGGTCTCCTGCATAGCAGAAGATGCCGCGTTGTACGCGTCCAAGCTTGAGACGTAGCCCTGTAAGGGTTGCTGTTGTTGCTGTTGCATGGGCATGGGAGCCGCCATGATGCCTTCATTCGCCATGATTATCCTTTCCAGTTGATGCCAAGGGCCGCATGGGCCGCGCGTCGGGAAAGGACGCGAATGTGGCTGTGATTATGTCGCATTTCCCTAGTTCCTGTCTACCAGAAGTGCACTCACAGTCACATAAACATAATCTTGCGAAGAAGTAACGAACAACTCATCGTATCCCTCCAACACCAAAGGACCAGCGTTCCAGCCGGCCAAGAGGTCTACATATTTGTTTGAGGCTACCGATTCTAGTGGCACGAGGTAGTGCGTTCCAGACCCGTCAGGAGAAAAGGTAACCGTTATGTTGGTGCTACCTACACCTATGTTTGCTATCCAAATAGACTTGACAATGGCGGTTGAAGCAGCAGGAACCGTTAACACAATTAACGGTATGGTTGCGGACGGCGTACTTTGAAAACGTTTATATGAGTTTGCCATTATTTTCCAAAAAACCAAGTCTGTGCCTGGTCCTTGTCCTCGGTTACAACAGGCGTGTAAGTACTGTTAAGTTGCAAAATAATCTGCTCAAGAGATCGCACCAGTTGATTGAACTGCGACGCATCATAGGCAGGCGATGCATTGGGCAGTCGGACGTTGGTAATCTTGCTCATCGCAATCCGTCCGGCTGGATGTCAACGCGCAACGTTCCATAGCGCCAATTGGTGTCTACCTCGTTGCTCTCAATGCGCAAACTGATCTGTCTCCCGCGCGCGCGAGTGTCCACTTTCTCCGTGTTTGGAGTAATGATGTATGGGTCCAAAGAGCTCGGACTTGCACTGGCCTGCGGATACGGGCGCAACAACAAGTGGACAGTTAGATTGCCCTCTTGGTTCTTGAAGTCAGGGATGAACCGCTTCATGAACAGCATCTGGTCACCGTCGCCAATGTCAAAGTAACCAGACTTGACCAAAGCCGTGATGGCCGCTCCGTTGCCGTTCTTGCCGTCTTCTTGGTTGTATATCAAAGAACGACCAGCGGTCAGGCCATTGATCGTACTGATGCTGGTTTCAGTGCTGGCAGGAGAGTACTCAGCAGCAGTCGGTTTAGAGTAGGTGCCTAAATCCGTCCATGCTGTACGCGCCATAGTACCAATAGACCAGACATTCTCTAAGTAGTTGTACGTCACAAATCGATCGATGTAGTCGGATGTGTATGAGCAATACCACCAAGTGACCTCATTGAACTGGGTGTTGACGCCGATGTTCACCTTGGTATTTTGTACAACGTTAATGTCCTGGAACACGTAGTCTTGAACTGTACAGGCAAGCTTTTTTACCGTTCCGTCAAACATGAAAAACGCATCCTTGCCCATCCAAAACGACACACCATTGACGTCAGCAGAGGCATGCGGGCCTATCAGGCCACAGTTAGAACCCAGTTGCTGAAAGCCAAAGGTGTAGGGCGGACCGATGAACTGCATGCCGTGCAAAGCGGTATCTGTCCAAATGAGAATCTGTCCTCTGGATCGATCGGCAGAGACGATGTGGTTGCCGTCCGTGAGCCGTTGTCCGCCGGCCGTGTTTGTCGCACTCTCAGCAAAGCTGGTGATGTCCTCCTGATTGGAGAAACGAACAAACATGGGGTCTTGTGTCGCTGGAGTACCAATCGTGGACTCCGTGCCAAAGCACACCAAGTGCCTGTCTGGGGTAGACACAAGCGCATAGGTGCTCTTTGTGGGAGCACCGGAAATAGCCGTTACACGTGTAGTGATACCCGCACTTGTGTCAAACAAATAAATGCCACCGTTCGCAATCTGGCATATAACGTCTTCACCAAAACTGTCAAACTGCCAGACCCGCGAATCAAGGGCCACGGAAGTAGAGGGTGGCCTTGGTGTTCCCCAAGTGCTCGCGCCCCACGTTCCTATGCCCCAGCCGTAGTCCACTGTACTGACGGCAGTGCCTACGTTGATTTGATAGGCAGCATTCGCAGTGCCTGCGGCGTTGACCGTTGACGTGGCAGCAGCAGGGGAAAGGATGGTGTATTCATTAGCATTTGTGATGAACTGAATCTCAAATTCACCAGTCAAACTTGCGTTAGAAATGCCTCCAGGGTTTCCTGTGACGGTGGAGAACGTAACAAAGTCCCCTGTAATAGCGCCGTGAGCAGTGTCATTCACTGTGACAGTGGTAGAGGCATTGATCGTGTCAAAGGTGACGCCAACTGCTGTTCTACGAATAGGGGTAACGTCTCCCCACAAAGCACCATACAAAGCGTACAGTTTTCTGTTTGTGCCCACAATCATGTAGGGGGAGCCATCCAAAGCATTCCATGTATATATCTCGCTGATCATGCCCACCAGATAAGACGGGGACTCATTAAACTGGGTCCAGCCGCCTATCTTCTCAGGAAGGCCATAGCGAAAACGCACGTAGTCCGAGTCAATCCAGCCGCCTTCAGCGCCGTACTCGGTGTTTTGTTTGTCTACACCAGGTTTGAGAACAATTCGTGCGAGTGCCATGGCTTATCTAAATCCTGCGGTTTTCTTTGCTATCTTTTTTGGTTGAGCTACAAACTGCTTTCCTGCCGCCTTGC